CATATGCATTCGTTGGGAAACTCTATTAGATACTGATATTCATAAAACTCTTCACTTTTTGTAATTGCCCCAATTCGATCTATTGATTCTCTCTCTTTTTTAATTGCTCGTAAAAGTCGGCTATCGATAACCACAAAGCGATCTCCCGATAATAATTGCTTAGTTTGCGTTACTTTTCCGTACACATTCTCTCCATATTTCCATTGAAAATCCTTTTTAGCTTCAAATACTTTCATCATTTTTTTAACTCCTTTCTTTTGCCCCCCCTTGTTGATTTTAGGCCATCACTGGCTGTAATGTTTGTAGTTTGGTTTTTTTAATTGTAGAAACTTCAATCTGGCCGTAGCGGTATGCGATATCAAACATTGTGTAAACTGGTTTACCCCCAAAGCGTCGGTATTTACCTTCATACCAGAACCAAGCCGATTTATTTCGTGAGAATTTTAAACCTAACGCTTTTAAAGTTTCTTTGATTGGTTTTGTATTGCCCGTTATCCATATCCAACAACCGCATAAGTTAAGCGATACATCGTCAGAATCACCCAGCGCCTCAATTATAGCCATCATTTTATTGATCAATTCTTGTGTGTAATTCTTTTCGATATCTTCAACGGACTTGTCTGAATTATACTTCTTACCTGTATAAGTCAATGAGGCCATTACTAATTCATACGCTTTCTGTAACTCAATGAAGGCTTCACAAGAACCGCCATGATCAGGGTGGCATTTGAAGATATTCTTTTTATAGGCCTTTGTCGCTTGTTCTACCGTTACATCGGTACCAACCCCTAATATTTTATATGCTTTTTTTGTGTTCATGTTATTAACTCCTTAATTTGTTTTGGTAATTATATTATATACTATAAGTCAAAGTGACGCAAGTTGTATTTTAATATTTATTTAATTATTTCAAAATCATGAAACATCGTTTGGTTAAGATATTTAAACTTAATAGTATTTATGGTGTTTGATTGTTCGTACAATTCCCATTTAATATTTTTTTTGTTGAAGTACTCTATTAATTCCCCGTATGTTGAACAATCCATTAATGTAAATAATACCATTGGTGCGCTATCGCATATTATTTTAGTTTCGTTTGTCATTTTCTTAACTCCTTTACCAATTTGAACCTAAAAAGTCATCTTCATCATCTGGATCAATGACACATCCAATTAAATTGATAGGGGTATACTTTTTTTCTAATTCCGAGAATATTTTTTTTAGTGTCTTTTCTCTAATAGCAAATTCTTTATTATTGAACTCAAAATAATAGTACAATTCCATGATGAAATCGTGGTTGTTAGATGTTGTATAATCCGCCTTAGGGTAATCCTCACCCATATAATAAACAGTATACCCTTGCCCACCGTTCAAATACTGACAAACAAAATCCCCACCAACCTCAATTTCATACAGATCCTCTAATTTATATATCTTTTTCATTTTCATAACTCCCTTATTGTTTTGGTATGATTATATAATACATCATGAGTAACATTGATACAAGGTATAATGTATCGATAATTTATAATACTTTATAATTGGTTTATATTATAGGCGTGCATATGTTATAAATGGTTTATGGAAGTCTTAAAAGAACACAGAAAAATAAAAGTTTCTCTCTTAAAAAACAATAACGGTCAGTTTATAGACATGGGAATACCTAAGAACCCACGTATAATCAATAAAGATAATTTTCAGTTATTACTAGATAGTTTAAAGGAATCTGATTTAACACAGATACGGCCACTTGATGTATTACAACATGGTGATGATTATGTGGTGTTGTCGGGTAATCAACGCTTAGAGCATTAAAGAAATTAAAAATAAAAGAAGTACCTTGTAATGTTTTACGTGATGACCTGGAACCAAAAATATACAGACAAATTGTCATGCAGGCCAATACTAACTATGGTGAATGGAACCATGAGGATTTGGCTAATGAATGGTCTGAAGATGAATTGGAAATGTGGGGTTATGATGTGCCAGAAATTGATGAAGAGGAATTAGCACCAGTTGAGACTGAAGAAGAAAAGCCGTTTTATCTAAAAGTTGAGGGTGATCAAGAAATATTAATGGCATTGGTTGATGAATTGAATAGTAAAGGGGTATCGGTAACGGTTAAATCATGATTATAAATAAAAGTGTTTTTTGGTTGGATAAAATTAAGATAGATATACATTTAGACGCTATTAATAAAGGGCGATATGAATTGAAATTGACTGAAGAAGAACAAAAAAATCTTTATGACAAAATGAAGAAGTATTTTACCGAAACGGTTAAATCATGAAAGATAAAAATGACATATGATACGGGGTTTGTGTATGATCACAGCTCTTATTGGAGCAATAGAAAGTATATGACAAAACTGGAAAACGAAATTGAAATGCTTTCAAAAGAAAACAAGAAATTAAAAGACGCTTTGACTGGCGATATCGTATTAATTAAAAAGAACACTTTTAATACAAGAACGTGGGAGTGTGAATACATTAATAAATATTATTTTAATGATCAAGAAAAATCGGTAGTGGTTAAATACATTGATAAGCTGGACGATCCCGAAGATGTTTACACTAAAATATGCATGGAAGAAGCAGGGTTATTAATTAGTGACGATATGCGAGAAGGGCTCAAAAAAAAGCCAGTGTAAAGCATGTAGTATAATTGAATCGGAGGTAAACAATGGCATACAATACAGAAGTTTTATTTAACAAAGCATGTGAATATATTGAGAAAGACAAAGACGTTTTATTCATGAGTGAGGTGATCGTTCATCTGAGGATTGCAGAACAAACATTCTATGATCATTTTCCTAAAGATTCAGAGAAACTAGAGTACTTAAAAACGCTATTGAATGAAAACAAAGGGCAAACTAAAAAATATCTACGTAAAACCTTTAAATCTAAATTCGCTTCGTCAGCTGAACGAATATTCTTATACAAACTATCGGCATCATCGGAAGAGAAAAAACAGATATATGAAACAAGCGCCCCACAGTCTATCGAACCAATTAAACACAATATCACATTAAACTTAAATGATGAAAAATATAAAAATAAAGACAAAAAGGATAAAAAGAAAGAGTGTAAAAATGAATGAAATAAGTATTATATACGATTTGTATTGGTTCTTTAAAATTGTAGTACTGAGTCTATTAATATCTGGCGTTGTTATCGGAAATATATTAATGGCGTTCCGGATATCATTTTTCTTTAAATCGTATCGTGACCCAATCAATGCGTTAAAGCGGGAGCATAGCATCGAAAGCGTACTTAAAAACCAAGAGGAATACGATAAAATTCATAAAGCATAATGAACGCTAACCTTAACTATAACCAGTCATTAATTTTTAATGCAATATTCAATTCTGATATGAGTATGAAATTGTCATGCCCGTTTGAATTGGCATATTGGGGTGGTTTTGGTTCAGGTAAAAGCTTTATTACTATGCTAGTAGCCTATTATTTATGTGTTGGATACCCCGGAGCTGAAATACTATTTACCAGGTATTCGTACCGGCAGTTAATGGATTCATGCGAAAGACAGTTTCTGGCGTTATTTCCACCGCACCAATACGGTTATGACTATAAAAAAGATGCTCATGAATTACATTTCATCAATGGAAGTAAGATTTTGTTTCGTGCTTTTGATGACCCTAAAAAAGTATTATCTAATATGTATGATGGGGTTATAATGTGCCAAGCTGAAGAATTGAGCGAAAAACATTTTAGTGAAGTACTGGGACGATTGAGAGGGACTAAACTACCTAAAAGGTTTGTGTTTACTGAAGGCAATCCTAGACGTGGTTGGTGTAAAAAGCGATACCATGATAATAAACCGCCAAAGGATTGTTTGTATATACAAGCAACTACATATTCCAATAGTGAGAATTTACCAGATGGGTATATTGAGCGAATGGAAGAAAACTACCCCCCTAGTTACATTAAACAGTACCTTGAAGGTTCATGGGACGCAACAAGAACCAACGTATATGACCAGTTTAAAGAACATCATAAAATCCCAAGGCAACCGTTACAGGATCATTGGCATATTATCATTGGTTTGGATCATGGAACACGTGTTGATACTAGCATTGTGTTTATGGCTAAAACTGAGCATGGCCAGATATTCATATTTGACGAATGGCACAAGTCACACCCAACGATTGAGGAAATTGTTCTTGCTTGTAATAGATATGGTTACGGGAAGCCTATTATTGCCGATTATAGTATGAAAGTCGCTGATAGAGATTACGGTTCATGGTGGAAGGATTTACAGGCTAAAGGTTTGAATTTGATTGAGTGCGTAAAAAACAAAAGTGGGAATATTTTATTGATCAATGAATTGTTTTATAAGAATAAATTATATGTTTTTAATGACTTAGGCTATGTAATTACACAGCATGAGGAATATTCCTATAAAGACACTGAATTTGATGATTCAGATAAGTTTGAAGTGATTAAGAAAAATGATCACTCAGTTGATGCTGTTCAATATGGTGTGCGATATTTGCACACTGTGGACGTTTCATCACCTGCCGATAGATTTAAAGTAGATACTAGAAAGCCTACACTACACGATTATGTAACAGGTAGAGCATGAAAGGAATAAAGAAAAATGCCATGTTATTACCCACAAGATAAATCAATTACCATGAAAGATAAGTTTGAAGGTTACATGTTTAAGCTATTGTCACACTTTAATAAAGAGGTAAAAGACTATCACGCCAAACAAAGTGTCATAATAGTTAATTGTTTAAATATCCTGAATTATATCGCATACGTTCAAGCGTCATGCCCAGTAATCGAAATGGGTAATGAATCTGAAATTCGATATAACAAATACAGAAATCACATAATCAAAGATTTAATTGAAAAATCACAAACTACCCCACAAAAAGTTTATAACTCAATAGCGTCAAATGCTGATTTGTTGACTGAGTATTTGTGTGAATTATTGCATCGCATGGACAAAAAACAATTAAATAAAATATTGAAAAAACACAAAGGTATAAGTCTCTGGTGGAAACAACACCAAAAAGAAGACAAAGAAAGGAATAAATAAATGGAAAATCAAAATATAGAAATGGCAATGGGGATACTCAGGTCGGAAATGCACAAAATGCTAACCGACATCAGCAAATCGATTGATTCAAGAATTAAAACGATGGTTAAGTCTAGCGTGCAAGAATCAGCACAATTCCATTTTGACGGTAAGTTGAAAGTGTTAGAAAAGATGACCACAGACAAGCCTTTAACTAATGAGCAATTAACCAGATTATACAATGACATCATGGCATCGTTAGAGGATTTAAAACACAATGCTAATGGTTATGCTTTATACGATCAAATGCAACAATTATCAGCAATGATTCAAACTAACCAGACGCAGGTTAGAGAATTAAGCAATAACGTTCAGAAGATTATTGACGATAGTTATATCAAAAGCAATATTACCCCTCAAGAATTACAGTCGCTATGGAAGAAATCAGAATGTACACCCGATATGATTGCTAAGAAATTTAACGTTAGTCAATCAATGGTATACAAGATTTTAAATTGTGAAGATAGTAACTTAAAGCGTCGTAATGAAATTAGATTGTTCATGGAAGATTTGATCAACAAAAATGCCACTGTATAGTTTTAAATGTAAAAAGTGTAATCGTATTGATGACGTTTATTTTTCAATACACGAACCAAAAATAAGTACTTGTCGATCCTGCAAGAGCGATGAAACGTTTCAGTATTTTGGTAATTCACAAGTAAGTATTCATGGGTTTACAGAGTTTAACGATCCTAGGGGTGGACGTGGTAAGCTAACCATGAAACAAATTAAAGATATCGAAAAGCGAGATAAGCTGGTTTATATAGAAGAAAACGATTACCAATCAGAAATCAAAAAAAATCGTAAGTATAACAAACAAAAAGAAGATCAGAAAATTGAAAAAATAATTGATCAAGGAATGAAAACATTAAAGCAAAAATGGGGTTAGTATACGAAGCGTATTTTATAGAGGAAATCAACATATTGTTTTATAGTATTGATGACCGATATATTTACCTAAAACCGTATAGTGAAGAAATAGAAATGTTAGTGAATGATGGGGAAATTGAACAGGACTGCATTAATTTTAATTATAAAAATATGATTATGATTAATTGCAACTAAAAAAGGGATTTCCCTCGATTTCGAGGGAATACAAGAAAGAAAGGAATAAATAATGTTTAATATTGTAGGAAATTTGATTGGTTCGGTCGTTGGAACGGTTGGGGACGTAGTTAAGAAAGATCAGGCTATTAAGGAAATGGAAAAACAGAGCAGAGC